CACGGGAGGTCAGCGAAGATGAAGATTGATGAATTGGCAGAAAAACTTAATGAATTAGAAAGCTTAAGAATTGAAAAGAGAAGCGATGGAATGATTATTTATTCAAAGGACAATACAGATTATGATTTTTTCTTTTCACTGGGTTATAAGAACAAATCATTGACAGATGTTGGCTTTGATTGGAGTTGCTTAGATGACGTTAAACCAGCCGACTTATACAAAGCTTTAAATCTTATCGACTGCTTTCTGCACACACCGATTGATGAGCGATTCCCGGAAAAGAAGTATCGCCTAATGGCTATGCGATATGTAGAAGGACCAATTGCTATCAAGCAATATGTTACAGTTTTACAAGCCAGTGGTGACTATGTGACATTTGACTTTGGAAATAAAGAAAATGCCGAAAAATGGACAGATAAAGAGTTACATAACCTATCACAATGGTTCCCTCAAAAAGCCATTGATGCAATGAAGGAACCGGTGGAGGACAACAAATGATTAGCAATAAAGAAATTGATGTGACTTTGCTGAATATCACTCAAAGTCAGATAAAGTATCTTTATGCTGATTGTCATGGATATAGCAGAATTAGTCCGATTAAACGAACTCGTAAGCAACAAATTGCTAAGGCTAATCACATGATGGATTGGCACGATCATACAAGTTATGAGTGGTCACAATGGTGGAAAGAATCGGCAAGAAAGCCTAAGAGGTGGAAGAAATGAATAAACATGGCGAAACCATTGTCCTAAAAGTTAATAAAGATAAATACTTAGCTGGCTTTTATGCGCTAGGTTTTGAATCTAAAGAGATTATGGGAGTTCTATATCAAGCGATTACCGTGTTATGTAAGGAACAGGGAGTAGATCCGGCAGTTCAATTAATGCATTTGATGATAGCAGCAGAGGAGGAAGAGTAATGGCATTGAGCTATGAAGATACACATTGCAAAAGATGCGGAAAAGAGTGTGCTGCTTGGATAAACGGTGGCCTATGTTATGACTGCTTGAGGGAGAAACATTTAGAAGATATTCGCGAAAGCATAGAGGAAGGTGAGCCGGATACGTTTAGTGATGAATACATCGTTTGTCCTTATTGTGGTGCTGCAATTAGTGATGAGGATTTAATTGATTATCCCGAATTGTATGAAGATGGTGAGCATGAGATCTCTTGTATTGAATGCGATAAAAAGTTCAAAGTCGATACGAGCGTTAGTTATTCCTGGGAAACTCATAGGATGGAGGATAAATAATGAGCATATATGACCTACTAGCAATCACGGCAATCGGGGCTGGAGCAGTTGGCTTCGTGCTGGGAGTAGTAACCACGATTAAAGTCGACGATACGCATGAAAGGGTGAAGCATAAGTGAATCACTTTGGAAAGAAAGTCCATTACAAAGATTGGGACTTCGATTCGATTAAGGAACGTGACTTCTTCATCCAGTTCATCGAGAGCAGCGGTAAGAAGTTCAAGGTACATCCAAGTTACAAGGTAGTCGATAAGTTCCCACTAGGCGGATATAACCAGCGTGGGATTACGTACGCACCAGACTTCGTGGTATTTGGCACTGATAGCGCTGTTGAGCACGTTTATGATGTGAAGACAGGAATTAATCAACGAGCAGTCGATACGAGCGCTAAGCTACGTTTTAAGCTGTTCTCACTAAGAACTGGGTTGCCGGTTGAAGTAGTCGTTCCTCGTCAGCATGATTTCAAGATGAAATTATTTGGGTTTACTAATCCGCGAATTCAAGAAGCATATGCTCGACACGATATTCATGGTAATGTTCGACGAAGAAAGAATGGAGAACCTTACTACGACTATTACAACGTATACAAGAACATTGATTATGATGTACACGATTTAATCGGGTTTTAGGAGGAAACATGAAGTCAAAGAAAAAGAAGCAAAAAAGCCGTCTCCGGAAGAAGCGGGAACGGCGGAAAGAAAATGAATTGAAGAGGGAACGTCAAGATGGATTGCATCACACCAATGTTAAGTGAAGCACTTGATAGTATTAATGACTGGGGCGGCATGGATGACAAAATAGACCTCATTTTGTCGCCTGATGATTGGCGATTACAAGAGATTGTCAAATTCAGAAAGCGGGTAGCTTTAGCGGAGAAGTCAAGAGAACAGCGTGAAATAGCGGATATTCAAAAGGAATTAGCCAAACGCAAACTTACGGATAAGCAGTATCAAACAGAGTTCTTATATCAACACGGTTTGTCTGCTGGAAAGATAACGGCAATTATAGATATTGCTAGAAGCACCGCCGATAAGATTATTCTTGAATATCGAAATAACCACTATGGTGAAAATCGAAAGATATTAAAAATGACTGATGCCTTAGCGCTAATGAGAGCTGAATAAAAAAAGACGCTCTACCGTGAGAGCGCCATTGAGATATAAATTAAAGCAAATCTATTATATCACAAGGGACGAGGGGTGTAGAGCGTGGTTGACAGCGTATTTGGTAATTTGGATAAAGAAGCCACTAAGGAAGCATTCAAGGAGTATCTAAGGGAATGGAAGAAATACAAGCTTAAGGCAATGCAACGGTTCCCAGGTTTGAAGTCGCCTAGTATGGACGGACAGCCGAACGATGGGACACCGCATGACCCGGACCAGAAGTTCGTTAACCACGCTGAAGCCGTTTATCAGTACAAGACAAGAATTAAGTGCTGCGAGGTGCTAATGAGTGTCGGTGAGGAAGAGGAAATCTTAGGTGATATTCTGCTTCACCGCTTCATTAAGAACTGGTCAGCAATTAGAACGATGAATTACATTAACGAGAAGTACAACGCCTATATGGACGATAGGCAGTACAGAAGACTGCAAGACCAAGCGTTATGGGAAGGTGCGTTGATGTGTCCTGACGACTCAGTTCGTGTCATGAAATGAAGTTGTCCGGTTTTTGCCGGTTTTTGTCCGGAATTTGCCGGTATTTGACCGGTTTCGCCTTAAAAACAGCCGTATTATGGTATTGTTCAAAAATTTAATTGAACTTACAAATACCAAATACCTGTGACCCGAGCACGAATGACTTCAGCATTCACGTCCTTAAACTGCTTAATAATACGACTTTATTGACTCTGGCAGAGGAGTAGACGAGTTACAGCAACTCAGGATCTCTCTGTTAATTGTTGCGTAAATCCGGTAACCAAGCCGACGACATGGTGGCAGATGACCATAGTTACGCATTGAGACTAGGTACTAATTAATCCAATTTTTACATGTAATGTACTGATACGATTTCATAAATACTCCCTGTGTTATACCGTCTCTGCTAGTCTCACGGTAGCCGTGCTGTTATCAGCAGAAGAGTGCTGTAATCTAACTCAACGGCTAGAAGATTACAATTATTCAGAACACTAACGTCCGTTACAGGAGTAGGCGGAAAACTACGACCGGGTGCGGGAGTTAATTAGTTCTGATTATGTGGATACGTGAAGTTAGACACCAAGCGACAACGCTTGTGGGGGCAGTTCCCAGTGTTCACTTTGGAAGACAATATATATCTGGAGGTGAAGCTAGCACCTCACTCGTCTTATGCCTTCCATATTGAAGCACAATAAGTTAAAGGAGATGTTAAGCCTCCTCTTTTAATGTTTAACAGTGCTTCGAGCAGAGAGATAGAGATGACACTCAATTCAATTTAAAGGAGTTGATAGTCACCTACTTTTCACAAACTCTCTGTCGCTAACGTTCTCTGGTGAGAGCACAGGTGGAAATTTTATGCGATTCAACGGAAGCCTGCGCATGAAGTTCGGTTCGATTCCGGCTCTTAGCATAGTAAGCAATCATTAAGAATAACTACTATATTTTTAAACACGTCAACTCAATTGCTTACGAGCTTCAGCAAGCACCACCAAATATATTTAGAAATCAATATATTGGCAAATGCAACATCGCTTGCTGAAGTTGTGTCTGACGTGGAAAGCCGGGCACACATATACATCACCCAAGCCTGGTCATTCGACTGGGCTTTTGTAATTTTATATTACATTTTTGAGCAAAGTATTTTATAGTAATGCAATTTCAGGTAGAATACTTTAATGAAGGAGGGAGCATTATGTATGATGTTTTTAAAGTGGTTAATTGGCTACGTGTAAAGAACAATGCTGATATGCGTCAGGACCCCAACGTTGAAGAACTATCACAAATGAAAGCAATGAAATTATTGTATTATATTCAAGCTGCCAGTTTATCGATAACAGGCCATAGAATGTTTGATAATGATATTGTTGCGTGGAAATATGGACCGGTAGTGGAAGATGTTCATAGAAAATATAGCGGTCAACGTGGAATTGTAGGAACTATAACCCAAAATGATTTGGATGATTACACAGAGCTTCAAAATGATAAAGAAACCGCAGATATTCTAAATAGTATTTATGATGTCTATGGTTATAGCTCTGCTTATGATTTAATGCGTCAAACTCATAGGGAAAGGCCATGGCAAGAGACACCTCAGAGTAGTGTTATAAGTGACCAGTTAATAAAAGATTTCTATAGTGGGGTCTTTGTTACTGATGAAGATAAGAAGTAATAATTTTAACGGGCCTTCATTCCCTGAGAAATCTAATCCAAAGAGAATTAAAAACGCCCATACTTCAAGGTTCGCTTTCAATCTTTCGTTTTTAACTAGGGATTCAAAATATAACCTTGATGGTAGAGGAAATACTATTAATAACAAGGTTAGATTAAAGCTTTTAGAAAGAATCTATCAGCTTTCACAGGAAGATATAGTGAAAATCCTTGGATATAATAAAAAACAAGGCCTTGAAAAAATACCTGAAGAGAAGGTTAGATTAAGAGTTCACTCTGAGTTTAAATCTAGTAATCGTTACAAGGAATGCGAAGAAGATTATTGGGTGTTCCGGCTTGGAAGTCTTGGCAGAGTTATTGGCAAAAAGAATTCGAATATTTTTTATGTGATGAGCATTGATGCATCCTTTGATCAATACGATCACGGATCATAATAAATCAAAGTCAGCCTAGAGCTGGCTTTTTTGTTTGGAGGAATACATATGAACCAAGAAAAATTTGCTAGAGGATTATTACAATTCAAACCATCTCCAGAAGTTAATGAAGCTGAGCGGATCGTCGAACATAGCAATCAACTTGGTAGGCAAGCTATCTATGATCCGCTATGTCAAGCTGAGCATGGGGCGTTTTATATTATGCATGGCCAAACACCAGAGGAGGTGCTTGACCATGTTCCAAACTAAACGATTCGGATTAGTAGCAAGCAAACAAGAGTACATGATGTTGTGCCGAGCCGATAGACATATGAAGCAAAAGAGAAAGCTGACAGGTCAACGCTTGCCAGCTTTTAAAGTACATAGAAATAAATAGCAAATGTTTTTACGATTAGAAAGGTGGTGTGGCGATATGCCATGAAAAAATTGGACAAAATTGGACAATCTGGACCCTTTTATCAGTTAGATAAACGTCGTAGAAAAGCCGTTAGATTGCTATTTGAAGACGAATTAACGGACGAACAAATTGCTGAAGCTGTCCAACGGCGTAGATCCACACTAGATAATTGGAAAAACGATGAATTGTTTAAGGCGGCTCAACAACAATATAACCATTTGGTCGTCAAAAGAAGCTTTGAAAGTAGGGCATTAAAGAAACTTGTTGATTTGCTAGAAGCTAAGTCGGAGATGGTTCAGCTTCAAGCTGCCAACTCAATTTTGAAGCTTTCTGGTATGCTGTCAGACAATAGCACGCCAGAGTTAGACAAAGCCAAGATTCGCAAGGCTAACGCTGAGGCAGATATTGCAGAGCAGAAAGCTCAACAGTTGTCTAATAATGTAGCCGATGATTTAACAATCAATATAGTTAGAAATGATAGGAGCATAGAAAATGAAGAAGCAAATAACAATTAATGCTGACAATATGATATGCCCCCATTTTGATCGGGTACTGTTTTCTCATTGTCTAAACAAGGTTCTAAAAGGCGGACGTGGATCTACTAAGTCTTCTGTAATTAGTATTCAATTAGTGATGGATTTTTTACAGGATTCACAGGCTAATGTTTTAATTATGCGTAAGGTTGCCAATACGATTGAGTTGTCGGTTTACGAACAGATTAAATGGGCCATTTACATGTTGCATGTAGATAGCCTTTTTGAGTTCAAAAAATCACCGTATCGAATTGTTGATAAACGCAACGGAACGGCTTTCTATTTTAGCGGGGTTGATGACCCGCAAAAGTTGAAATCAATGATAATAGCACATGGATATGTACGTTATCTTTGGTTTGAAGAATTAGCTGAGTTTGATTCTTGGCAAGAGGTTGATATGGTACGAGCTTCGTTTACTCGTAAACAACTACCACCTGGCGCTCACGTTGTTACATATTACAGCTACAACCCGCCTAAAAATCCTTATGAATGGATTAACGAGTGGGTTACACAACGAGAAGGAATGCTTAATTGGCTTGTCGATCATTCTACATATAAGGATGTCACACTTCCCAACATCTTGTCACAAGATTACATTGATGAAATCAATACCGTTAAGCAAAATAATTATGATTATTATCGTTGGATGTATCTTGGAGAAGTTATCGGACTTGGAACTAATATCTACAACATGGATAATTTCCAAGCTATAGATAAGTTGCCAGATGATGACTACATCACTAATGTTTATTATTCTGTTGATACAGGGCATGAAGTTTCGGCAACTACTTGTGGTGCTTATGGATTAACTAAAAAGGGTAATTTGATACTGCTCGACACCTACTATTACAGTCCACAAGGTAAATCACATAAAAAGCCACCTAGTGAGCTTTCTAAGGACTTGAAGTCATTTATTGATAAAGTTACTGAATGGATAGGAAAACAGCCTACACGTATGACTATCGACTCAGCAGAAGGGGCGTTGGATAATCAGTTCTACAATGATTATGGTATTCATTGGCACAAAGTTAATAAGCTAAAAAAGGTAGATATGATCGACCGAGTGCAAGACTTACTAGCACAAGGTCGTTTTTATTATCTGAAACGTCCTGAAAATGAAATCTTTATTGCTGAACATCAAAAGTACCAGTGGGACGAGAACACATTACAGAGTGATGATCCTAAAGTTATCAAGGAAGATGACCACACTTGTGATATGTTCCAATATGTTGTGCGGGATAATGAACGAGACTTTGGTCTGAAGTGGTAGGAGGTGACACAATGAGCTTTCTAACAACACTGAAGAATCTTATATGGAAAGGAGGCGCTAAGCTAGGTATGACTAAGAGCTTAACTAAAATCACTGATGATGAACGAGTGGCAATTGCTGAATCAGAATACACTCGCATTCAAGAAGCTAAAAAGTATTATCGTGATGATTTACCTGTTGTCTGGTACCGAAATAGTTACGGGCATAAACGACACCGCAAAATGAATACGCTAAACATCACTAAGTTATCAGCTAAACGATTAGCTTCAATCATCTTTAATGAACAATGCGAAATATCGTTAAAGGATCATGCTAACGATGAATTACTTAGCCAGATTATCGACGATAACCATTTCAATTTGCAATTTGAGCAGCATTTGGAAACAGGTGTTGCACTAGGTGGATTAGCCGCACGTCCTTATGTTGACGACCAAGATAACATTCGTATTGCCTGGGCTAATGCTGATCAGTTTTATCCACTACATAGCAACACTGATAATATCAGTGAATGTGTTTTTGCTAGTCGTTCAGCTCGAACCGAAAATAAGCAATTAGTTTATTACACCTTGTTAGAGTTCCACCAATGGCTAGACACCAATACCTATCAGATTACCAACGAATTGTATCGCTCGACTGAACGAGAT